GCGGGCGCGAGTTCGCGGTGGCGTCGGGAACGTCGACGAAGGACTATGTGCCGACGGGCCGGATGGACCCGCTCATCGTGGACGACCTGACGACGGTGGTCTCCATCAAGATCGACGACGACCTCGACCGTTCGTTTGCGGAGACGCTGCGGTCCATCGACTACCAACTCGAGCCGGTCAACGGCGACGCGTTCGGCAACGACTATCCGTACACGCGCATCCGTCCGCAGGAGGACGGCTACTGGCCGGTCGCGTTCGAGAAGCGTGCGACGGTCCGCGTGGAGGCGACGTTCGGCTGGCCTGCCGTGCCCGACGCGGTGACGCAGGCGACGATCCTGCAGGCGTCGCGCCTGTTCACCCGTTACGACGCGCCGCTCGGCATCGCCGGGTTCGGGGACATGGGGGCGATGCGCGTCTCGTTCAAGGGCGACCCGGACGTGCTGATGCTGCTGAACCCGTACCGGCGTGTGAGGTACTGATGGCGTCCGTGTCGGCGCTGCGAACGGCGCTCGCGTCGTCCATGTCTGCCATTCCGGGGCTGCGAACGTCGTCGACGGTGCCGGACAACCCGCGTCCGCCTATCGCGGTGGTGATGCCTGAGCGGATCGCCTACGACCTGAACGCACGCCGGGGTGCGGACACGTTCTACTTCACCGTCATCCTCATCGTCTCGCGGGCGGATGACCGTTCGGCGCAGAACTCGCTTGACGGCTACCTGACCGGGGCGACTTCGGTGAAGGCTGCTATTGAGGCGGACCGGACGTTGGGTGGGGTGGCGAATACTTGCCGGGTGACGGAGATGACGAACTACGCGTCGCTGCCGGTGGGCGAGGTGCTGTACCTTTCTGCTCAGTTCACCGTGGAGGTTGTCGCATGAGTTGGCAGGTTACGAGTAGCAGGCTTGCGTGGGCGGTCGGCACCGTGCTGGGTGCGGACGACCTTGCAGGGTGTAACATCGACGCGCTGGTGCAGGGCGGTCACCTTGCGCCGGTGGTGAAGCAGGACCCCGCTCCGAAGGCGGACGGGCCACGACGGAAGATGAAGGTTCAGCCGGAACCGGCTGGCGACGACTCGGCTGAGGAGCCGGAGGAGCAGGAATAATGGCACGCATCGTCCTTACGGATGTCGGCGTCGTCCTCGGCGGGGTTGACCTGTCGGACCACGTCGCCAGCGTTGAGATTTCGCAGAACTACGACGAGGTGGAGACGACCGCGTTCGGTGACGGGGGCCGTACCCGTGTCGCCGGTCTCGAGGACTCGTCCCTGTCGCTGTCGTTCCATCAGGACTTCGCCACCAGCGAGGTTGAGGCGACCATCGGCCCGCTCGTCGGCGGCACCGCGTCGTTCGAGATCGCGCCGTTCGGTACCGCTGTCGCGGCTGCCGGGACCGCGCCGCGCTACTCGGGCACCGTTCTGGTCACCGAGTGGACTGCGCTGAACGGTGCGGTCGGGGACCTGAGCACGGCGGACGTGACGTGGCCGGTCGTCGGGCAGATCGCTAAGGGGACTGGTGCATGATTTCCCTGACCCTGCGCGTCACCCATTCGGGTGAGACAAGCGAATACACGGTTGGCCCGAAGGTGCAGGTTGCGTTCGAGCGTGAGTGGAAGATGGGGATGCCGAAGGCGCTGACGACCGAGCAGCGCATGGAGCACCTCTACTGGCTCGCGTGGAAGGCGCAGGCGGCGTCGGGTGCGGTTGTGAAGCCCTTTGACGGCTGGCTGGATGGTGTCGAGGCGGTCGAGGTGGTCGAGGTGGACCGCCCTTTGTAACGAACGGGATGACGATGCTCGTGGCGCAACTGTCTGTGGCGACGGGCATCGCTCCCAACGACCTGCTCGACGCGCCGCCTGAGGTGTTCCGTGCGATGGTGAAGGTGCTGTCGGATCGGAACAAAGAACGGCAGAAGGCGGCACGGCGTCGTGGCTGAGCAGAACCATGTCATCATTACGGGGCTGGATGACACGCGCCGTCAGATGCGGATGCTTGCGCCGGAACTGCTGAAGGAGATGAACGCTGAGGTCCGTGAGGTCCTGAAGCCGATCATCTCGGACGCGAAGAACATGGTGCCGTCGTCCGAGCCGCTGTCCCGGTGGAACCAGTCGGTGAACGCTCCCCGGTCGCGCGAGTCCTATTCGCCGCACGGGAAGCGGTGGGACTATGCGCGGCTCGAGTGGGACTCGGCCCGTGTCAAGCGTGGCATTCGGATGGGCGCGGGCCGTCCGAAGCGGCGGGGCGACTCGTTCAAGGGCGCGTATGCCATTCGTAACGCTGATCCTGCGGGTGCGGTGTACGAACTGATGGGGTCGGGCAAGTCGAATGTGAACATGGTGCGGAACGTGCAGCGCCGTCATGGTGTGCGGAAGCGTCTGATCTGGGCGGCGTGGGATAAGGCGCGAGCGTCGCGCCGGGTTCCGCAGCAGGTCGTGGCTATCATTCGTGAGTTCGAGGCGAAGTTTCAGGCTCGTCTGAACGCGAGGGGTGCCCGATGAGTGTGAACATCAACATCGGGGTGACCTACAACGGTCGGAACATTCGCAAGTCCTTTGCTGACCTGAACACGCTCAGGAAGAATGCGGACACGACGAGCCAGCGTCTGCAGGCGATGGGCGCGCAGATGCAGTTGGCCGGTCGCGCCATGTCGGACGCGGGCCGCAGGCTGAGCCGGAACGTCACTGCGCCGCTGGCGGCGGTCGGGTTCGTCGCGGTGAAGTCGGCCACCGAGTTTGAGACTTCGTTTGCGAAGATTCAGGGTCTCGTCGGTGTGGCCGCGCAGGACATTGGCGAACTCGAGGAGGCTGCGTCTCGTCTCGGCCCGCAGTTCGGCAAGTCGTCGAACGAGGCGGCGGAGGCGCTGTTCTTCATCACGTCTGCGGGTCTGCGCGGTGCGGAGGCGATCGACACGCTCGAGGCGTCGCTGAAGGCGTCGGCTGTTGGCCTTGGGGATACGGCGACGGTTGCGGACCTTGTCACGTCGTCGGTGAACGCTTACGGGTCGTCGGTGCTGGATGCGGCTGAGGCGACGGACGTGCTGACGAACGCGGTCCGTCTCGGGAAGTTGGAGCCGCAGGACCTTGCCGGGTCCATCGGTCAGGTGCTGCCGCTGGCGTCTGCGATGGGCGTGGAGTTCCACGAGGTCGGTGCGGCGTTCGCTGCGATGTCGCGCACGGGTACGAATGCGGAGACGGCGGCAACGCAGTTGCGGCAGATTCTGTCGGCGCTGATGAAGCCGACGGCTGAGGCGAACCGGGAACTCGAGGCTTACGGCCTGTCGGCGCAGGGGCTGCGGGAGCAGTTGCGGGAACGCGGCCTGCTGTCGGTCCTCGAGACGCTGACGGACACGCTGGCGGATAACGAGGAGGGCGTGTCCCGCGTGTTCGGGAACATCCGGGCACTGTCCGGTGTCGTCGACCTCATGGGTTCCAACGTCGAAGGAACCCGGCAGATCTTCGACGGCATGGCGGACTCGACGGGCGTGCTGAACGAGGCGTTCGACATTACGGCGGACACTGCCGGGTTCAAGTTTCAGCAGGCGCTTGCGGAACTGAAGGAGACGCTGCGCGGCGTCGGGGAGACGCTGCTTCCGATCGTGCAGCGGATCGTCGAGGGTGTGCAGGGGCTGGTGGACCGCTTCAACGACCTGTCTCCGGCGCAGCAGGACATCATCATCAAGATGGCCGGTCTCGCGGCGCTGGCCGGTCCGGTGATGCTGTTCGTCGGGAACCTGCTGACCGGCATCGGCCTTGTCACTATTGCGATGGGGAAGATGACGGTGGCGACGGCGCTGGCGACCGGCGGCCTGTCGCTGCTGCTCGGGGCGATGGCGCTGATCGTGTGGAAGTCGGCGTCGGTGACGGACGCGCAGCAGCGTGAGCGTGACGCGGCCCGTGACAACCGCATCGAGCAGGAGAAGTTGGCAGGGGTGTACGGGGCGCAGGCGCAGGCTGCTGCGCTGGCACGCCGTGAGCGGCGTCTCGGTGCGGACGCGTCCCGTTACGAGGGGCAGGCGGCCTACTTTGCCGGTGGCGGTTACGACTACATGGCGGGGGCGCAGGAGGCTGCTGCGGAGGCTGCTGGCGAGGCGGTCGACCCGCTTGCGGACCTGCAGGCTGCGCTGGACGCGATGGGTGATGCGGCGGACGGCACGTCGGGGTCTGCCGGTCCGAAGGTCGTGGCGCTCACCGAAGACCTGCGGGCGATGCTGCGTGAACTGAACGAGACGCACGTCGGCGCGGGTGACGCCCGTGATGCGATTGCGCAGTTTGCCCGTGAGGTGCTGGCGGCGGGGAACATCACTGAGGACACGGTGCGTGGGGCGGAGCGGCTCGCGCAGGTTGTCCGGCAGGACATTGACCGGGCGCTGGCTGAGGGGAACCGTCGTCTGGATGAGGCGGTGCAGAAGTTCGACGCGTACCGGGACACCATCGCCCGTGGCATTTCGCAGGGGAACACGCTGGCGGATGCGGTGGGGGCGCAGTCGACGGCGCTGCAGGCGCTGACGGCGGCGGAGGAGGAGTACGAGCGGGCGCAGGCGTCGGGGGACCCGGACCGGCTGAAGGAGGCGGCGGACGCGCTCGACGATGCGAAGGACGGGCAGGGCACGTTCCTCGACTTCCTGAAGGTGGGGGTGACGACTGCCGAGGGGTTTGCGGCGCAGGTGGACGCGCTCCGTCAGGCGGGGGCGTCGCTCGAGGTGGTGCAGCAGATCGCGGAACTCGGGGCACGAACGGGCGGCCGGGTTGCGGCGGAACTGCTG